CAGATTATACAGTATAGGTTATACAAGCAGTGGTTCAACTGGTCCATACTTGTATGCACCGAATCAATATGACATCTATGGTACACTAGATGCTGCTACACAAACCACATTATCTTTTACTATCAGTTTTAGGGATTTGTCATCAAACGTTCCGGTTGCAACTGGCAGCGTTACTGGCACCATTGCACCTAGTACAGTTACTTTAAGTACTACCAGTGGTATTACTGTAGGTACTGAAATATTCTTTTCAGGAGCTACAAACGGATTGCCAGCAGCTCCTGCCGCAGGCGAAACTGGTTTTATAAACAGCGGCGGCACTGGTGCAGCTCAGAGTGGTTACTTTGTAGCAAGCGTTGCCGGTAATGCAGTGACGTTATCAACTACATTTGATAATGCTATGGCTGGTGTTGTAGTAACTGGGTTAACTAGCGGTAGTTCTAGTGTTACATTCCAAGCCGGCGGTTCAGAAGACTACCAAAAAGGAAATACTAACGTTTGGGATATCGACGAAGACGTTATTGGTCAGCTAGACAGTATTGTTAAACTACAATATCCAACTAGTAGCTCAGTTACACTAGCTGGTAATTCTCTAAGCCCATTTGCAACGATATCGACTACCAGTTATGTTGGTAATTTCATTGCTGCGACTCCAACTGGAATAACATCTACCGGACCTTAAACCAGGACTTTGGTAGTATACATCATTGACAAGCTAACTACTGTAGTGTATTATCGTATACTACGGAGTTTTCTATGGATGAAAGAATCGAAAAAGCATTTGCAGTGGCCAATTTTGCAACCACACTAGCAAACCAAAGAAGAGTTGCTTTAGAAGAATATAGTCAAAAATTAGTTTATTATTTTAATGGTGCAACATTTAAAGTATCTCCTGAACTAATAGCCTTTATTAAAACGGTATTAGATCTAGGATACACATCAGATGTTCCATTTTTAGATGCAAACGATTTCCCTGTAGTAGTCGCTGATGTACAAGAATTTTTGGATAATGTAGTTTCGGTATATTTTGAAGCAGTGAATGAATATACAACAAAGTATGCTGAAATTAAAAAGAAAAGAAAAATTTCAGACATCGTTGAACTATGACTGTAGGCGCATTACTATTTGCTCAAAATAATGCAGCCACTGACTATATTAAATTAGCTGTATTTGCTGCCAGACGAGTAAAAGAATATTTAGAAATTCCAGTGAGTCTAATAACTGACAGCCCAGACTGGCTATTAGACAACTATCCCGATCACCCTTTTGATCAAATACTCATAATTAATTCTACTCCTTTCATCCAACAAAAAAAGTTCTATGACGGTAGTTTATCATCGAGAGTATCGGACTGGAAAAATCAAAGTCGTAGCTCTGTCTACGAGCTAACTCCTTATGATACAACACTGGTATTAGATAGTGATTATGTTATAAATTCTTCAATCTTGTCAAATGCCTTTAATAATGATTATGATTTTCAAATATATCAAAATAGTTTTGATTTAGCATTGGATCGAGACTTTAGTGATTTTAAAAGAATCAATCAATATTCAATTCCGTTTTATTGGGCAACGGTATTTGTTTTTAGAAAGAATACAACTACTCAAGCATTTTTTGATCTAATAGGGCATATAAAAGAAAACTGGATTTATTTTAAAACTTTATATAACATTAATAGTCATGTATTTAGAAATGACTTTGCTTTTAGCATGGCTATTCATATCATGAATGGGAAATCATCTGGAAACTTTGCCAAAGAACTTCCGGGAAAAATGGTCTATGCGTTGGATACTGATTTACTTGTCAGTACTGATGGAAATAAAATGAAATTTCTTGTCGAAAAGAAAGACTGTGTTGGCGAATACACCCTAGTAAAAACTACAGGACTAGATGTACACGTGATGAATAAATTTAGTCTAAGCCGATATATAGATGGAGGCTCAGGTGTCTAAAGGATTTTTATTATTTGCTCAAAATACTGATAGTGTAAATTATGTAGAGCAGGCGTATGCTCTTGCGTTGAGTATACAAAACAGTCAATCAGATATCAAATCTGTATCACTAATTACTAATTGTAAAGTCCCTAAAAAATATTCTAAGGTGTTTGATCAGATAATACCAATTCCATGGTATACAGATACACCGGTAAATGGATTAGCAGCAGAACATCGCTGGAAATTTTATTATGCTACGCCTTATGAGGAGACTATTGTACTAGATACCGATATGCTTATGTTGGATGACATTAGTACCTGGTGGAAATACTGTGAAAATTTTGATGTTAAATTTTGTTCAAGAGTAAAAAACTATAAATTAGAAACAATATATCAAGATAAATTCCATCGAAAAACTTTTATTTCTAATAAGCTAACTAATCCATATTTTGCTCTACATTATTTTAAAAAGAATCAAGCGGCTTATGAATTTTACAAAGTTCTAGAATTTGTTTGTAATAATTGGGAATGGTGTTGGGATCGATTTGCATCTGATAATTATCAAAATTGGCTTAGTATGGATCTTGCCGCAGCCGTTGCTATAGAAATTGCCGGAAGGCATGAATATGTTATAGATAATGTTTCTCCCTTAGAGTTTGTCCATATGAAACCCTTGATACAGAATTGGACACCTACACCTTCTAGTTGGCAAGATACTGTACCTTACATATATAATACTCGCGGAGAATTAGTAGTAGGTAATATAAAACAAGATAAATTGTTTCACTACGTAGAAAAAAACTTTTTAACAAAACGGCTGTTAGCACGACTGGAGAATCTAGCAAGTGGCTCGTAAAAAACAATCATCCGGTCCACAGTATTGGGCTCATTATAAAAAAGACAGTGGCAAAATTTATGCAGTCGCACCTGAAAAGCATGAAAGCCAGCCTGACAGTATTGAAATAACTTATGCTGACTATGAAAATTTTATCAACGGTCAAAAATCGTTTGGAGATTTTATAGTAGGATATAATAAAACAGCAGAAGGAAAAACTGTACTTTCTCTAATGCCGCTAAGTGATCAATTATACGGTTTTAGAAGTAATGTATTTGAATGGATTATAGATCATCCTAACAAGAATACTGAATGCATAGTAACATGGGATGGTAAAAACAGTCAGTGGACGATTGAAATTTCTGATAAAGTTCGCTCAACTATACACCCTGAGACAGTTAAAAAGACTGTGTTCTTTGTTATGTTAGAAAATGATTTTGACTTCTTAATCAGAACGATAATTATTGATGTAGCAGACTTCGCCAACGAGGAAAAATTAGTATTTCCTTTTGTTAGTAATATAGAAAAAAATAAAGATAAAATTTCGATATCGTCAAAGATATTTTTTCAAAGTTATGGATTAAAAATAAATGATTAAAATTATAGAACAAGATATTATATTTCTCAGCTACGATGAGCCAAACGCTGAAAAAAATTATGCAGACTTATTAACTAAAGCACCGTGGGCAAAACGTGTACATGGAGTTAAAGGATCTGACTCTGCACATAAAGCCTGTGCCGCACTCAGTGATACAGAGTATTTTGTTACAGTAGATGCAGATAATATTGTAGACCCTAAATTTCTCGAAGTTGAAATAGATCTAGAAAAATTAAAATTGACTAGCGATAACGTATTTTCATGGTGCGGTAAAGTTCACGTAAATGGTCTAATGTACGGTAACGGCGGACTTAAATTATGGACACGCAAGTTTGTTAATGAAATGCGAACACACGAAAATTCAGACCCCAATGACAATCAAGGTAAAGTAGAATTTTGTTTTGATAACAGATACTATCAGTTTAACGAAAACTACAGTGAGAGCTTTACCAATGCCAGTCCTTTCCAAGCATGGAGAGCAGGATTCCGTGAAGGTGTTAAGATGTCATTGGATCGAGGTACCAAAATTAAAAATGTAAAAGATACATGGTGGCAAAATTATCATAGATTACTAATATGGGCTAGTGTTGGTGCTGATGTAGAAAACGGAATTTGGTCTATTCTAGGTGCAAGAGAAGGTTGTTATAAAACTATGTGTACCGATTGGGATTATAGCCAAGTTCGTGATTTTGAATGGCTGACTAATTACTGGGAAGAAACAAAATCAACTCTAGAACCAGCCGAAGCATCCGCACTAATTAATCAACTAGGTCGAGATTTAATGATAGATTGCCAAATGGAAATAGCTAATCTTGATCAAGCTGGCAGTAGATTTTTTAAAACAGTTTATCAAAATACACCTAGAGTAATGTTTACAAGATAATGTACGACATAGTCTTTATTAGTTACGATGAAATAAATGCAGACGACAACTATGCACGTCTAAAAGAAAGATTCCCGTTGGCAAAACGTGTGCATGGTGTTGACGGAATTCATAATGCTCATATTGCCGCTGCCAAAAAAGCATTTACTAAAATGTTTTGGGTAGTCGATGCTGATGCAATTATATTAGACGATTTCAATTTTGATTACGAAGTTACAAAATGGGATCTAGATGTAGTTCATGTTTGGAGGAGTCGCAATCCTGTAAACGGTTTAGAATACGGGTATGGTGGTGTTAAGTTATTTCCAAAAACACTTACAATAAACATGCGAACCGATACTGTAGACATGACTACAACTATTAGCAGTAAATTTAAAGCGATGCCTACAGTAAGTAATATTACAGCATTTAATACAGACGCATTTACTACTTGGCGCAGTGCTTTTAGAGAGTGCTGTAAACTTGTGTTAATTAATAACGAAGAATCTCTAGTAAGATTAGATCGCTGGTGTACTATTGGATCTGACCTAAATGCCATTAATGGTGCAAAAGCCGGTAAGATATACGGTGAAAAAAATTCCTCCGATATGGAGGCACTTGCTAAAATAAATGATTTTACTTGGCTAAAAGATCAGTGGTCATTGGAAAAATCTCAGCAATAACTTTAGCACACGCGATCGCTACTTCTTGATGTTCTTTTTGTGTACCATTAGCACTGCGTAATTCGATAAAATGAATCCAGCTACGGAGTGTACCATTCATGTACAGTCGACTTTCAGTAAGCCCTTCTGGCAATACAGCACGTGCAACTTCTTTAGCAATACCTTTTTCAATCGCCCATTTATACGCATCACGTGTACGATTAATAAT